TGACGAGTAGCGTCGGCCGGCGCCCAGGGCATACTAGACCTCGGAGGAAGGTTCGATGGCGCTCCGATTGTACTCCCGGGTCATGCTCAAGAGGAGCCTCTGCGACGACGAGGGCACGATGGTCCCCGCCGGAGTGACCGTCGTAATCGCCGAAGAGCTGGGTTCGGACCGCTACCGCGCCGAGATCACCTACAAGGACGCGCTTGGCCCTCGAACAGTTTCCATCGCAGTGATGGAGTCCGAAGTCGAACAGGTGCAGTAACCTACGCGTCGTCTGCCGACGCGAGACCTTCAAGATCCGTAGCGCGCTGCATGGTCAGCCAGTAGTCCGAGCCGGCGCGCACTGGGAAGGTGATCCCTGTCGGAAGGAGCACCAGGACGAACTCGTAATCGGCGATCCATTCACTCTCGCCGGAGACCTGCTTGAAGGACTCCACCTGGCACAGTCGGACGTAGCCGTCTACGTCGTTGACCTTGATGATCTCGCCGGGTTGCGGGAGCTTTGATTCGTCGACCTTGGCGGGCGTGAATACTGCGTTGCGGTGGCTCACTGTATAGGTGGGGGTGGCGTAGAGGTCGTCCTTGAAGCCCATCGCTACACCTTCCTGAGCTTGCGCAGCGCAGCCGGTTCAAGATGCGAGTGCGCCGGGTTCTTCTTGTTCTGGGAGAGGAGACGCTGCGTCTTTGCCTTCGCTGCCGTAATACGCGTTGCTTCGAGACTACGGTCTGCACAGCGCTTGCACCGCTTACGGTCTACTACCGGCGGGATCTTTCCGCACGAGTTACACAGCCCAGCCGCAGCGTAGGCCAGCTTCCGTGCGGCTGCACGCGCGCGTTGGTCTGCACGCCGTTCCGGATCGAGCTGACGTGCGGCCTCCTTCACGGCCCACTTCTCAGCGCACTCCGGACAGAGCGAACGCTCTGGAACCGCTGGCTGCGCGCAGTTCGTGCAGAGCCCTGCCTTCCGAAGGCGGCGCCGACGTCGCTTGGTTATCTCGGCGCGCTCCTCGTTGCACTTGTCGCAGTGAGACTTCTGCGCCGGCGCACGGCATCGTTGACACAGGCCGTGCTTACGACGGAAATCCAAGCGCTTCTTGTTCGCGCGCCTGCCCTGCTCGTAGTGCTTCTCGCACATATCACGGTGTGTTGCCTTCGCCTTGCAGCGTCGGCAACACCCTCGCGCCATCCTTGCGATGAGCCGCTTCTTGTAGAGGAAGCGGCAGCTCTCGCAGAGCTTGAACTTCTCGTCCGGCCCGTGCAGCAGGTGACAGCACGGGCAGCGGCGCTCGGCGACGCACTCGGCGTAGGTCTGCTTGCGTCGGGTGGGCATGGAGATGTTCTACCTACGGCCGGAAAGTAGGATCTTCCTTGAGCCGCTCAAGAACGTAGTAGAAGACCGGCTTCGGCTTCTCTGGGTTCCTCACGTTCTCGTAGCCTACCGCCGTCTTCGTCTTCACTCCGAGGATCTTCGCGAGATTGTGGTGCGATAGACCGGCCGACTCACGGATCGACTTGATCTCGGCCGGAGTGAAGTGAATCACCGCGGACTTATGGAAGCGCTGACACGGCACACCATGCAGCAGCACCAGCTTGATCCGCAGTTGTGTGCAGGCCCAAAGCGTCATCTCGCCAGCTTCCCTGGCGCGGAGATGTGCCTGTGACATACCCAGGTGGCGCGCCACCTGGGTGTCCGACAGCTTCTTCGAGCGTTTCCACTCCAGCAAGAGCTGGAGTGGAGTTCGACCGTTGGACGAGATACGCGTCCAGGTAGGAAGCGTCTTGGTCACGCTGCGATGCTGCGCTTGGTCTTGGGCTTCCTCTTGGACTTGGTCTCGGACCGCTGGGCCCTGACGAGGTGGCGCGCGATCATAGCGTGCAGCTCCTTGTAGAGCAGACACACCTGCCCCATTCCTTGACCAGCGAGGGCCTTACGGTGCCTGAGCGCGTCCCACTGGAAATCGTCCGACATCAGCTTGGTGAGCGCCTTGATCTGCTCCAGGTCGGCTGCCGTCAGGCCGAGGGTCTTGACCACTGCGCCGACCGCCTGCAACACCGCAGGGATGCAGTAGGCGCTCTCCGTTCCTTCCTCGATCGCGCCGCCGATACGCCGCGTCGGCGACCCGGTGCTCTCGGCGGGGAATGCCTCCGGCTTCCAGTTCGGACTGGACGTCCAAACCTCCATCACAGCGGTCACGATCGACTTGACGTCCGCGGGGAACTCGGCGTTCGGATCGATGATGTCGAAGAACTTGGCGGTCAGGCCGTTGACGTAGCCGGACGTCATCCGCTTGATGTGGTCACGACGGGAGTTGAACTGCGCCGCCATCGCACGGGTGGTGACCGCGACCGGGTTGTTCGAGGCCGCCAGCGCCACCTCGGTGAGAACACGCCGCTGCTTGGTGTTCGCCGTCAGGAAGAAGACGCGCGCCGCGTCCTGCTCGGTCATGCAGATCAGCTCGGCCCAGATCGGCGTGTTGAGCCGAATCGACGCCTCGACACGGTGCTGACCGTCGATGATGTAGAGCTTGCCGTTGATCACAGCCACGAGAATGCTCGGCACCAGGTCGGGGTTGGCCTTCATGAAGCCCACGAGTCCGGTGACCGACTTCTCGCTCAGGTCCCTCTGATAGCCGCCATCCACGATCTTGGAGATCCCGAGCTTCTTCAGCTCGGCTACCGTCAGCCTGATGCTGATCCTGTCGCCCGGCTTCATCCGCCTCATACACGCCTTGAGCCCCGTCGCAGTCGTCCGCTTCACCACGTTGACACCTCCTGTTGTTTGGTCTAGTGGTGCCCTCCTATTACCCAATGACCCAGCCCAACAGTCTGCGGCGAATCGATCTGGAACATGACATGCCCCTGTGCGCCACCTCGCGCCGCGCTGACGGTAAGTCGGTGAACGGTAACCTATTGGCCGACCTCAGCCGGATGGCTAACATTTCCCGAATGCACCGTCTAACCGTAACAACCGAACGAGTTTACGCGGCGTCCCGATAAACGATCAGTCAATCGTTTATCTCGCCATAACTCTATTCGCTGTCGCGCATCCTTGTGATGGCGATAAAACGACAAGGCCCCGGGGAGTCACCCGGGGCCTTGGCGAACTGGACTAGCGCTGTACGCACCGAGAGGGTCAACCCTCTTTGTTGGGTCAACCCTCTCGTGCTCTGATCTGGTCTACCTAAAGCCTTGATAGGCTAGAGGTTACGTCAGTTCAGATTGTCAACGATCACCTTCGAGAAGAACTCGGGGCGGATCAGCGTCACCTTGTGACGGGTGCGGATCGCGCGGCGGAGCGAGAAGTCGTTCGGGTCCACGAAGTTGGGCGTGATCTCCATCGGGATGTACGGGCTGTAGATCAGGCCCGTGTCGAGGATCGAGGGGCCCTGGTAGCCCATGAGGATCTCGTTGCTCGGGAACATCGGGTCGACGTAGACGACCCACTTGCGCTGGAGCACGCCGCCCTTCATGAGGCCGCCCTGGTAGACGTGGCCCTCGTCCACCGACGCGAAGCTGGGCATCGTGTCGAGGAGCGCCGCGATCTCCGAGGACGTGATGATCCAGTTGCCGGCCGAACGCTGCGTGCGGCGGTGGATCAGGTGGGACGCCTCGCTGATGCGGATCATGAGCGACTGGAGGTGCTCCGGATCGGAGACCGCCGACGGCGTCGCGCGGTCCCAGTGCAACATCGCGCCCGGCTCGACAGCGTTCAGGGCCGTGCCAGCGATCTCGCGGTCGATCTCGGCCGTCATCTCGTCGCTCATGTGGGCGACGAGGTCGGCGTCGATGTCACGACCCCAGAGGGCGCGGAGGTCGTCCGCAGCCTCGACCGACGCCAGGCTCTTGAGCTTGCGGCTCTCGGCCTGGATCGACTGGATCGCGATGTCGAGCTGGACCTCGGGCAGCCGGGGGTTCAGCTCGTTGTCGTAGCGGTAGCGGATCGTGACCGCCGCGTTGAGCGCCGGAGCCGTGCCGAACGTCACCGAGGTGGTGCCCGTCTGGTAGTTGATCGTGCCGCCGCCGCCGGTCATGGCGCCGGACAGGTTGATCCAGTTCTGGTTGCCGTCGTCGGTGGCCACCTGGACGTTGTTGACCAGGAGGATCATCGAGCCCGGGATCATGCGCGGGAAGGCCAGGTTCTTGTTGAACGCGACCGTGGCGCCGTCACCGGTGCCGTAGCCCTCGCCGTCGATGAAGTTCGAGCTGTACCACTTGTTCAGCGTCTTGTTCATCTCGGTGCCGGCGACGACCTGGCCCTTGTTCGTCGCGTAGCGCGGCCGGTAGAACGCGATGCCGCCGATCGGGCCCGTCATGGGCTGGACCGAGGCGATCTGCGTCGCGACCAGGCGGACCGCTGCACGGCGGATCACCGGGAGGACGAACTTCATGAAGGGGCCGACGCTCAGGGCGCGGGTCTCCTCCGACAGGCGGCGCAGGTGACCCGCCTGGTTCTCCAGCATGAAGGCAGCGATCGAGCGGACGTAGTCCGCCTGACCCTTCGGAGCGAACTTGTCGAGTTCGCCCTCGATCCCCTCAAGGAGGGGCTCCCACTTCTGGACGTACTTGCGGACGAGGCTGTGATCCGAGAGAGCACATCCCTCGGCAGACTCCGTCATCATGGATCGGGCAGTGAACACGAGGAACCTCCCTTAGACCTTGCGCGAGTTCTTCTTGCCGACGCCAGCCAGAAGCCGCAGCTCCTCCATGCCGACGCCGAGACCATTGAGAGACGGTGAGCGACTCTCCGTGAGCTGCTCTGAGCCACGCCGCTCTGTCTCGGTCGGGAACTCGCGCCCCTTCCCGAGAGACCGGCGAACACGTTCGGATGCACCACCCGGCTCTTCGCCGTGGATGTCCCACTGCTCGGCGAGCGACTCGATCTCTTCGATCGAGCCGAGCTTGCCGGTGGTCACCGCAGCCAGGATGTCCTGGCGGCGCGGGTGACCGAGTGTACGACGATCCGCGTAGGAACTCATCTCCGCCATGTTCGCCCTTGCAGCAGCCTCTTGCAAGGCTCGCTCCAGGCGGGAGATCCGATCGGTGGAATCAGCGATGACTTGGTCGCGCTCCTTGATGCTTGTCTCGAAGCGCCCGACGACGGCCTCGATCTTCATCGCGG